GATGCAGGTCCACTTGATGTGGAGGCCGCTCTCAAGCGTTCTCTTAGTCATGATGTACGCAGAGATTACCCCAGTATGCTTCGTCGTGCCCGCTTCATTGTCCGGGACCGACAGAAACTGTTTGATATTGGTACCCTCCCTGAGGAGGGGGAACTCAACCACCTCGATGCCATTGCTATTTTTAAGAAATGCGTCGAGTCGCTTGAGCTTCATATTATTGGCGATGATACTGCTGTTGCTGCTTATTTTGCCCGCGAGGAACTTGCCCGACGTGCTCGTCACTTCCGCCAGTTTCGACCCACTGTTGATTATGATGAAACTGTGCAGTTGAAATCTCCTACTCGTGACCTCTCTTCAGAGGATAAGGCTACTTTCGACAGTGTCATTTCTGACATTGGTGACAATTGGTCTTGGGACAACATTACTTCCGCTCTCAACGGACGTATGGGGACCATCACGACCAATTTAGCTCAGCATCCACTCGTTCGTGTTGTGCTCGAGCATCACCTCACTCTTGGCACACTCGCCCACCAGGAGGACGGCGAACCCTGTGCTGCTGATATTGCTCATGCCACCGCTATTGGCAAAGCTCCTTTCAATCGGCACACTCGGCAACGTCCTACTTCTGAACTCTCTGAGAAGTCTCTTGATCTACTCACTGAGTGGGGTTTATACGCCCCCGGCGATGTGCCCAAGTATGTCTCACCAGCCATGGGTGCCTCCATTACGGCCAAGTCATTGTCGGCCCAGCTTGCTGCCAAGCCAGTTCGGTCCATTCCTTTTGACCCTGACCATTTTGAGGCGTTCGCTGCTGGTTTTCCTTCTTTTGATTATCCTCATTCATCATTGCATGATAGTATCAGCTCCTCCTTTAAAAGCATGAACGGTAGTAAGTCCACCCAGTGGACTGAATGCACCGGTCAACGAACTAAAGCGGAGTGGATGCAGACACCTGATGCTGTGACGCAAGTTACCATCACATGTCTTCTTCTAATGCTTTACGAACACACATTTTTACGCTCGCGTACCCCAGCTCAGCTTTTTGAGCTAGGGGTCCTTGACCCTGAGTGTTTGACAGGCAAAGATGAAATGACCAAGCGCAGCAAGATTGGTACTGAACGTATCATTTGGTGTTGCAGCGCTCGGATGGAGGCCACTCTTCGTGTTTTCCATGATTACCAGAACAAGGGTGAGAACGTCATTTATCAGACAGCCGGCACACATACCGATGAGTTTCCTACTTTCGGTTCAACTGCAGGCAGTGGTCACCATGATGACGGGATCGGAGATACCTGTGATGCAATTAAGCGTATGCTTGCTGGCACCACTAAAGTTTGTAAAGAGGATGCCAAGACCTGGGATTTGCGTTTCACCAGGGCTTTGTGGATGATCGATGCGCGTAAGCGTGCTGCCCTTTCTGCTGAAGGGGGAGCCCCTATACCTTTTGTCATTGCACTAATGAATCTTGGACTCATTTCCTCTGCTCACCTGGTTGTCGTTGGCAACATTGTCTACCAGGTTGATCTCTTCGGGATCATGGGGTCTGGCAACCCTGACACATGCAATTCCAACTGCTTTGGACGTCAGTACATCTTTTCTGAGGTGTCTTGGCAGTTGGTTGTTTCAGCAAACAAGGCCAGTTCTGCTCGCCTTGTTCCTGATTACATGAGAAAGAAGCATGTCGTTCCTGTTGTCACTCCCTCTCTCACCCTTGGTGATGATCTCGTTGGCAAAGGCTCCCGTTCCTCAGCTCACAAAGAGCTTGCACTCCGCTTGGGTTGTGAGGTCTCTGAAGAGCAGAGTATGGATGCCAATGAGGAAATAGACTTTACTAGCCACAGCTACACACTTTCTACCCGTTCTGCCACTTTTGGCAACGGGCCAAAGCTTTTGTATCGCCTTGCGTTTGCGCTCACTGAC